ATTGGGTACTGAACGTTGACGACCCGAACGCGACTTACTACGCGGACTCAGTCATCCCGGAACGCGTGAAGCGTGCGACCTACGAACTCGCGCTTGCGTTCATCAAGGCGGGCACGACCGACATCGCAGGACAGGACACGACGCTCGACGTCAGGCGCAAGAAAATCGACGTGCTTGAGACGGAATACTACGACCGAGGTGTGCGTGTTGCCGGACTCGACCGTTACCCGGCGGTCATGCGCGAGATCGAGCCGCTTGTGATCGGCTCGGCGATCACCACCGACGTGGTACGTAGCTGATGTCATTCGGTGAGGATCTCAGGCTGTTCGCTGTCAAGGTCGAAGGTCGTGCGCGAGACGTATTCATCGGCTCGGCCACGGAAGTACACAACTCGATAACCAACAGCTCGCCTGTCACGACGGCACCGGGTCAGCCGGTCGATACGGGGTTCCTCAAGGGAACGTGGCTCCTGTCGTTCCCCGAGGATTGGATTAGCGAAGTGGCCACTAATGCGAGTTACGCTCGCATCATCGAGGAAGGTGGCGATCGCTCCGAATACGATCCCGAGGGCGTTGCCAGGCCAGCCGACCTCGAATCGAAGGGTGGTACCAACCGTAAGGGCCCGTCACAGGTCGGCGGCCCGCATTCTGTTCTACTTACGCGCAGCAACTGGGATAAGCTCGTTCAGGATCAGGTACGCACGCTTACAGGAGAGTAACGCACGATGCCCGGCATAGTGTCGAACGCGACGGTCGTAGCGAATATGGTAGTCATCCGCGCCAAGCCACCGATGCCGTCGGCTTGGATCACGTTGCACAATCCGGTGCCCGGCGGCGCGATGGCCGAGTTCTGCCGGCTCAACCGCGAATGGCTCCGCGATCTGCGAGACTCACGTGTCCAGATGGTCAAGGCCGACGAGTTCCACGGCAAAGTCCTCGCGCTGTGTGGTGCCGGCCCGAGTCTGGGCGACGTGATCTATCCGGTCGACGAAATGTGGGGCTGCAATTCAGCGGCCGGTGTGCTCCGCAATCGCGGCATAACGGCAGCTATCGGCATCGACCAGACGCCCGGCATGATGCGCGATTGGGCCGACCCGGTACCTGTCACGCACTACATCGCGACGACCTGTGACCCGGCGTTAGTCCAGCACGTCTACGACGCGGGCGTGCCGATCAGGTTCTTCCACAATCTCGTCGGGTGGGGTGACGGCGAGATCGATTACTACAACAACGCGTGGCCGCCCGCGTACATGGTAGCGACTGGCGCGACCGTAGTCGGTCGTATGATCGCGCTGGCAGCCTGGATGGGCTTCCGCAGAATCGACGTGTATGGCGCAGACTGTTCGTTCGGCATGGACGGCATTGTACACGCGAACGGCGAGAATCTCGATGAGGCATACGGTGAGATGACCGTGATCCTCGAAGGCGAAGTAGGCGGCAGGAAATGGAGAGCTCGCCCCGACATGCTGATGTCGGCGGTGGATCTCGTGCGTAAGACGCGCGAGGCTGAAGGCCGGGTCAGACTGATGGGCGACACGCTACCCGTCGCGCTGCTCGGGTTCGACGACGATTACCTAGACGAAGTGATCCGCAGGCTAGCGCCCGGCGAAATGATGCCAACAACCGGAGACACAAATGGGTAGCAAATATTCGTACCTCGAAAACGCGGCACTGAACCATTTCTTGGCGACCGCATCGACGGCGATGCCGGCTGGTGTGTACAGCGCGCTGTTTACGGTCATCCCAAGCGACACGACTGCGGGCACTGAGGTAACCGTTACCACGTCGAGCTACACGCGTGTGCAGACGAGTTTCACGACCGCTGGCTTGACAGCTACCGGCCAGGCAGTCAACACGGGCGCTGTCAATTTCGCGACGATCACCGCAGGCGCGACGATCACAGTCGTCGGCTGGGGCCTGCTCACCGCTGCGACGGCCGGTAATCTGCTGTATTGGTCGACGGTCACGAGCACGGTGTTGAACGTGGGCGACCAGGCCACGTTCCCGAGCGGTAACATCACGATCACCGAAGCCTAGTGCTGGGGATCGACCTGTGACACGCCGTAGAGGGCTGTAGAGATGGCACTCGCGACTCCGACCTACCTGACAAGTTCGGAAGCACTTAGCACATCGAACGTCTCGACGTTGGCAACGGGCTCGTTCACGCCATCGGCTAACGCGCTGGTCATCGTCTACATCGGCAACACTCGCACGGTCACGGCTGCGCCCACAAGCTACAGCATCTCGTCGGACACGTTCGGCGCTGAGATGGGCGCATGGACGGAAATCGCGAGCCTGAGTTTCAATGATGGTGTCGACAGGTTTATGGGTATCTCGGCCTGGTGGGCAATCGCGAGCGCCACGCCAGCAGCCGGCACGGTAACATTCTCGTGGACGAACAGCACCGCCCGCAACGTGGCTGCGGCTATAGAGTTCGCATCTGGCTACCACGCGACCACGCCAGTTCTCAACTCAAAGTCGGGTTCGGGTACCGGCTCGACGCTGTCCCTCACACTGGACGCGACACCGGCATCGACGTCGGCCGTAGTCGGGCTTATCGCATCTGCCGGTGACGCTGGCGGCATCACGCCGGGCTCGGGTTATACGGAACTGCGCGAAGGTGACTCCGGCGGTACGATCACAACGACGACGCTCGAATCGCAATACGACCTGGTATCGCCAACCACCACAGTGAACTGGTCAGACCTCGCGTCTGACTCGTCTGGTGGCATCGGGTTCGAGGTACAGGTGCCGGCCGCAGTCGCATCCCTCACGGCTGCAGCCGCTGGCGTCGGCACAACTACGGTCGCCATGGCGACCAGGCGTGCGCTCGCTGCGACAGCGACTGGCGTCGGCACAACGACAGCCAGCTTCGCTACCGGCCAGGTGTACACGCTGACTGCTACCGCGACTGGCGTCGGCACAACGACCGTCGACTTGCGCGTGATCCGCGTGGTCGCTGCCCGTGCTGATGGCACGAGCACCACGACGGTATCGGTCATCAGGCAAGCTCACCGTGCTGCTCAAGCCGATGGCACAAGTACCGTCACGGTATCGCTCAATACGCGCTTTGGCCGGGCTGCTCAGTCGGACGGCACGGGCACGGTCGCGGTCGCGATGGCTGTCAGGCGCGCACTGTCGGCTACATCCGCAGGTTCTGGCGCGGTCACGCTATCGCTGTCACTGGCTGCGGAAGCGGCTGAAACCTCAGGCAAGTACGCGGTCGAACACGCGCAGGCGTACCGCGACGTGCTCGCTGTCGAGCTGGGCGATTTCGCGACCGACCATGCGCGAGTGTATGCCGACGTGTTCGAGGCGGGTGTCTGATGGCTGTCACATTCACGAGAGTGGTGCAGAGCGCCTACGACGCGGAGTTGGACAGCGCGACGTTGGTCACGTCTACCGTCGTGGGCACTGCGATGCGTGTGCGTGGCGACCCACACAAATACCGCGAGATCGGGCTGGTCGAGAGCAAAGCGCCCACGCTGTTTTTCGTGCCTGCGACATACGGCGAGACACCCGAGCCTGGTGATACCTGCACATGGGAGAGTGAGACGTACACTGCGCGGGACGTGGATGTACTCGCACCTGATGGCGTGACGATATCGGCGCGCATCATCATCGAGAAGTGATATGATAGACACACAGACGCTCCAGGTCGCACTACGTACTAGGGTGCTCACGCTGTCGGTAGCCACGTGCAGTGGCGTCAACCTGTCAGCTACCGGATCGGTATTCACGCGTGCGTCGGGCAGTTTCTTGACCGATTCGTTCTCGCCTGGCATGGAAGTGCTCGGTGCCGGGTTCAGTGTAGCGGCGAACAACGCCCGGTTCACGGTGACTGCGGTGACCGCACTAACGATGACCGTCAGCGGTTCGCTATCCACCGAAAGCGCAGCCGCCGGCAAGACGCTAACCGTTGGGCTGCCAGCCGGTCGGGCGTGGGAGAATATTGCATATGAAGCAACCACGAGCGCGCCGTGGGTCGAGGAGCAGCTTATCCCGGCTGGCTCCAGGCAGATCACCGTAGGCCCGCTCGGCACGCTCGAGACGCGGCTGCTCTACCAGCTACAGGTACATGTGCCAGAGGACGTAGGGATCGGTGCGCCGAACCGCTACGCGGACTCACTGCTCACGCTGTTCACGCCACGCACAGCGATCACGTTCGGTAGCGATACGGCCCGGGTCAGGACAGACACCGGCCCGTATCGTGGTCAGTTGCTACGACGTAGGCCGGGCTTCGCGACGGTGCCCGTGACGTTCCCACTCGAAATCCGCAGCGATAACACGACTTAGGAGAGCACTCCAATGCCACAAACAGGCAAGAACGTCTTCGTAGACTTCAAAATCGAGACCACGCTAAATACCGCGCCGAGCACGAGCAGCGCGGAGCGGCTGCGGCTGACGCCGTCGCCTGGACTCGGACTACGTAAGCAGGCGATCCGGTCGAACGAGATCAGAGCCGACGGCCTGACCGCGATCGCACGGCACGGTAGCCGTGACGTGGCGGGTGGGTATTCCGGCGAGCTCAGTGTGAACAGTTTCAACACGATTTTCGCGGCGGTCGCACGCGCGACACTCGTAGCCGCGACGACGCTCACACAGGCGAGCGCATCGCTCGCGTCGATCTCGTTCGGCACGAACACGGTGCTCGCGACGTCGACATCAGCGGGTGGGTTCATCTCGGCCGGTATCAGGGTAGGCGACGTGTTCCGCGTGAGCGGCACGAGCGGCGCAAACGACGGTGTGCCTGCTCAGGTGGTAACTGTGGCTACGCATACGGTCACGGTCCATACGGGGGCGTTCACTGCCGACGCGTCTGCGGCCACGACGTTCGCGCTCACGATCGGCAAGAAAATCAGCAACGGCACGACCCCGATCCGGCGCAGTTACTACGTCGATGAGTACAACCAGGACCTCGATTTGTCGGAAGTGTTCGGCGGCTGCCGGTTTACGAGTTTCTCGCTCACCGGCTCACCGAACGGTATGGCCGACTGCTCGTTCGCAGTCATGGGCATGTCGGCTACGGCGCTCGCGGCGGGTGCGTCTCCGTTCTACGCGACCCCGACACAGTATACGACCGACCCGCTCGTGTTCGCGGATGCGATCATCAATCTGCGCGGCGTGAAAATCGCGGTGGCTACCGCGTTCTCGCTCAACTACACGCTGACATCCGAGACGCTGCCCGTGATCGGATCGAGCGTCACGCCGGACGTGTTCGACAACGAAGCGCGTCTGAGCGGTTCGATCAGCGTGCTGCGTGAGTCGCTGGCCAACCTGACATCTCTCGCAGACGAAGACGAGATCACGCTGTCTATCATGCTCAAGGATACGGGCACGTCACCGGCCTATTTCGGCGTATTCGTGCCGAAGCTGAAGTTTATGGACGTGTCGGCGCCACTCGGTAGCGACGGCGCGATGATCGAGACGATCGCGTGGGAAGCTGGGTT